ACACGAGCGCGCCGACGATCAGCACCGTCGCGACGATCATGAGGACCGGGGCGCCGACGTCCCCGAGCTCGCCCCGCATTCGGCGCTCGTGCAGATCGTGCGCGAGCTCTTCCGCTTCGGCGCGCGCGGCGCGCAGCTGCTCTTCGCAATCGCGCTGTCCCTTATGTCGGGCGGTCACGAGCGCGGCCCACGCGCTGATAATCCCCGCGATCCCGGTCGCGACCGCAGCGATTAGGTACGGGTCCACCCACCCGCGAGGCCTAGCGCGTTCGTTCGTTCCACCCGGACCACGACGCGCGATCGTCCCCGGTCTGCCAGCGGTGGAACGTTTTCCCGTCGGCCATTGTCACCCACACTTCGATCGCGGACGGGCGAACGTTCGTGTTCACGAACGCGGTCACTGTCGCGAACGCGCGGAACCCGCCCGACAGATCGCGCCACGGTCCCCAATTGCCGCCGGTCGCGTCGCGGATTCGGAAATACAGCTGCGCGTCGCCCCCGACTTGAAAGATCACGGGCCGGCCGTCGTGATTGATCGCGTTCGCGAGATCCATCGGGGGCTCCTCCGGTTCGGGTTCGGGTTTCGGCGCGCCCGCGGTCGAACATGCGCGAACCACATCGTTCCACCGTTCGATCGTGAAGTCGCCGGGACACGCGGTCGAGCTGCCCGGACTGTTGCGGTGGGCGCGCACGATCGACGGCTGCGCGGTGACTTCCCCGCGGTTATACGCGTCGAGAAACGCGTCGTGCAGTAACGCGATATCGGTATCGGTCAGTCGGGTTCCCGTATGGTGATCGCCCGAGAAACACGGGGTCCAATCTTGCCCATTGAAATTGAGTGTCGCCCAATTGTCGGCCGGCGCACGAAAGCGCTTGAACAGCGTCGCGCCGATCCCGCAGCAGTATCCGCCATGTGCGAAACGGTCCACATTGTCGGACGGGGCGCCCCCGTTCGCGAGCGACCCCTCATGGTGGACTGTCACAAGATCGACGGGGGGCATCGGTTACCCGAGCTCGTCGGGCGCGGGGTCGGGCTGCGGGTCGGGCGCCGGGTCGGGCTGCTCGGGGTCGGGGGTTTGCGGTTCGGTCGGGGTCATCGGGGGTTCCTTTCGTTCGGGGAGCTCGTCGAGCTCGAGGCCGATTCTCGCGCTTAGGTTCCCGCGCTGCCCGGAACCGGCCCGAGATCTTCCGCGACGAGCTGCGCCGGTTGTGTTCCCGATCCGGTTACGTCAGCGGTTCCCGCGCTCGTCGACAGCTGCAGCAGAAACCCGGACGCGGCGACGTTCGTGAGACTTGTAAAGAACGTTCGGGACAGCGCGATCGGGGTCGACTGCCCGAACACGAACGCATTGAAACGCCCTTGCTGCACGACTTGATTATTGCCATCGGTGAGGTAGCCGATCAGCGCCGCGTTCGCCGTGTTTTGTTGCACTTGTGAGAAATAGCCGGTCACGCGGTAGATCCGGTTCGCGACCGGGACGAACGCGGGAAGCGTAAGAATTGTCGTTCGGCCGGCCGGCGCGATCCCGGTCACGTTCGACGTCAGCGACACTCCCGCCACGAACCCCCACGCGCAATTCCACGGCCGATCGAGCCGCTGCGGACGAATGTCAGTGATGTTCGGCGCGGTCACGGTCACGGACGCGCCGGGAACGTAGATCTGCGCGACCGCGACCGCGTTCGCGGGGGTCGCGGGAGCGACCGGGCTCGCCGCCGCTGATCCGGTCACTACCGCGAACAGCCAATCGTTATTAGCGCCGCCGTCGACGTCGTTCGCGCGCGCTTGCGCGACAATCAGATCGATTCGGTTCGAACCCGACGCGGGCGCCGGGGTCAGTGTCGCTTGTTCGGTCGCGTCCGAGCTGCAGAACAGCGACCCCGAATTGTTCGACGTCGGGATCGCGGCGCTGCCCGCGCTGATATTGACGGTCATCGCGGACGCGGGGGTTACCACCATCCCCGACACTGACGCGCGCGGCCAGATCCCGCCGATCAGTCGACGGTCGGCCGCGGCCGGGTAATCGCCCGCTTGTATCCATTGAGGCACGTAGCGCGTCACGTCGAGCTCACTTTCGATTGAGCGCCGCGATCTGTCGGCGCGTAGTACGGAACAGCGACCCGAACGTCGTCGGGGGACGGCCTAACGTCACTTCGACTGTTTCGTCGCCGTCCTCCCCTATGTCGAACGCGATCCCGACGACGCGCTGATCGTCCTCGACGGCGAGCCGGCCGGATTGCACGATGATCGGAACGACGTCCCCGAGATTCGGGAACCCGTCGCGGTAGGCGCCGGGTCGAAGTGTCAGCGCGTAGGACGGCACGAGCGACCCCTCGAGCGCGAGCGCGCCGGCCGCTTGTTCGTTCAATGTTGCTTGTTGCGAAACGTCCGAAGCGTTCAGCCCGTCGTCGAACAGCCCGACGATCTGCCCCGAAGCGTCCGCGTTGTAGCGGTCCGCGATCAGTTTCGGCGCCGCCGGGTCCGAGCTGCCATTATTCCCGAGCGCGAGAATCCGGTTCGCATATTCGGCGCTCGACACTGTTCGGGAAACAGTCGCGACGTTCCCCCCGTACACGAGCGCGATATCGGTCCGCGTGATCCCTTGAACCGGGTAGAACACGCGGAGCGCGTCGACGTTCGCGGGTCGCGGGCCCGCGGTCGGCCCGTTGTAGCCGGCGGTGATCGCGGGCGCCGGCTGCACGTCGAAGTCGAACCCTTGAATGACCGCGGCGAGATCCCCGATCAGCGACGAGATCTGCGCGCCCGGCTGATATAGCCGGGTCCGTACCCGGCCCGACAGCGCTGCACGAGCGCTCCCGTCCGGGTTCGCCATTACTACGTGCAGCGGAAGATAAGAACCCGGTAGGAAGCTATACGGGCCGGCTGCGGGGTCGACAGTGTTCACCCCGAAGTCGCGCACGAGCGCTTCGACGACCGAATCCTGATCGACGTTCGTATACGAGATCGGGTTCGTCCCGTAGATTCGGCGCCGGTCCAACATCGCCGCGTAATCGTGCGCGCCGTACACGATCGAATGTTCCTGTTCGGAAATGACGTCCTGACCGTGGTCGATCACACCATGAAATTTGCATACGTCGGCGCCGCGATATTCGTCCCACCTCCACGCGTACACGTCGGTCATGAGCTCCGTCGACGAGCTCGCGATCGGGTCGCGCCCGTCGATCGTAAACGTCAGTGTCGCGCCCGCGTTGTAGTCGAGCTCGAGGCGCCGGCCCCGCGCGTGTGAGAGCTCCGCGAGAATCGTCGACTGCCACGGGCTCGACGCGGCCCCGTAGCCGGCGCCGACGAACACCCGCGAATGTAGGGTGACGCGCCAGCGTCCCCGACCGGACGGGACCGGGACCACCGCGGCCGGTTCGAGCGCGAGCTCGTCGATCGCGGTCATGTGAGATAGCCGTCGTTCCACGTCGCGACGACTTGGGTCGCGCTCGTCGTCGACGTTCCCGAATAGGTCATCGTGACTGTCGACGCGGGCGGGATCGTCGGCCACCCGCCCGAGCTCGAAACATAATTCCAATCGATCGACGTCAGCACGCTTTTCGTCGGGTCGCCGTCGAGCCGCGCGGTCCGCTGCGCGCAGTCAATTTCTACGTAATGCCCCGACCCGATCACGTAAGAGGCCACGAGCCCGACCCCGCCGCTGTTCGTCGCGCCGACTTTGAACAGCACCCGCGCGCCCGTGATCGGCCCGTACAGCTGCAGCAGCGGCGCCACCGCGACGTCGCCCGGCGTCGAGATCGTCGCGGGGGTCGGGGACGCGCTACCCGCCGGGTAGATCCGATCGAACGTGAGATCGTAGCGCCGGCCCGCGACGTTCCCCGAGCTGCCCGCCCACGCGATCGCGGACTGACCGGCCGGGTCGCGCGCGACCGGATCAGCCGCGACGAACTGCAGCGCGACGTCGCGCTGATACGCGTCGTCGATCTTGTAAGAGTAAGACTGCGGCCGGCCGATCAGTACGCGCTCGGGCGCGCCGGGCCGATCGAGCACATAATGAATTTCGGGGCGCGCGCTCGGGACCATGAATGGACCGAACATCGCGGCTACTTCGTCGATCACCGCGCCCGCGGTCGCGATCGCCGCGATCTCGACACTGACCACCCGGCCCCCCATGAATTGCGTGAGATCGTCGAGCCCGTCCGCGTCGGGCCGGTTCGAGCTGACCGCACGAACGTCGGGGGAACCCGGATCGAACGACGTCACGAAATAGCCGGCGCTTTCGTCGTGACAGTCGATCGAGCTCGCGCCGAGCACGAGCCACACGCGACGCGCACACGCGGCCATCGTTAGATCCTCTCTCGCGCGACCGCGAACGCGGCGCGGCGTAGGAACGCGTCGACGTCGAGCGTTTCGTGTACGTGCAGCTGTTCGATCCACACGGCCGGCGCGGTACGCCCGACGTCAGCTGCGGGAGTGACCGCCTCCCCCGCGTGTAGCTCGAACAGTCCCCCGCGGGTAATGAGCCCGCCGATCTCGAGGCGCGGGATATGCGGCATCCCGAAATGAAACGTCGGGAACGTGTAATGCAGCGGTCCGACCCCGACTTTCCACCCGCCCATATCGAACCCGAGCCCGTTCCACACGTCGATAATTCCATTGATCGCGCCTTTGAACGCGCCCTTTACCGCGTCGTACACGCCCGAGAATGCGCCGGTTATGTTCGACACGATCCCCGAGATCTTCGACCACAGCCCGTCGAAGAGTCCTTTTACGAACGAAACCGCGTCCGAGAACGGTTTCGTGATCCACGAATACACGCGGGAGAAATTGTTCGCGATCCAATTGTAAACGCCCGTGATCGCGTTCCAGATCGAAGTCATCGCGCTTTGCACCGCGTGAACCGCGTTCGAGAATACGCTCGTGATCCACCCGTAGATTCGTGACCAATTGGCGCTGATCCATTTCCAGACCGATTGCACCGCGCCCAAGATCCCGCGGAACCATCCGACGATCGCGTTATACGCGGACAGGATCGGCGCGGTGAACCACCCGTACACCGCGTTCCACGCGGTTTTGATCCAAGTCCACACCGCTTGTATCCCCGCGAGGACTTGTTTCCAATGGGTGATTATGTACGCGACCGCGAGCCCGATCGGCCCCATAAGAATTCCGAGCAGCAGCGGCCAATGTCCTTTGATCCAATCCCACACGAACGCGATCGCCGCTTTGATCCCGTTCCAAATTGTTTTCCAATTGCGGTAGATCACATACCCGACCACCACGAGCGCCGCGACCGCGGCGATAATCAGCAGCAGCGGCCCGAGCGCGGCCCACGAGCTCACCGCTTCCGCGTCCTCCGCGACCGTGACCGCTTCGGTCGCCGCGGTCGCGGTCTTTTGTGTCGCGGAGAACGCTTCGACGATCCCTTTCGTCGCGGTGGTCGCACCCCCGAGCGCGGTAAGAGCAGTCCCCGCGACAGTCAGCGCCGGCCCATACTTTTCCCCGAACCGCGCCGCCGCGTCCTCGACAGTCGCGCCCATCGCTTTTAGTCGGCCAGTGAAAGTGTCAGCGCTCGCGCTCGCTTGCCCTTTCAATTTCGCGGCGAGCTGCGTTACCGCGTCATGTTGATGCGCGGTCGCGTCGCGGGCGGCTTGTTGCGCGAGGGTCGCTTTCCTATGCGCCGCGGTCGCGTTCGCGGTCGCGGTCATCACGTTCTGTTGCGCGTTACGTAGCCGGATCTGTTCGGCCGTCGTAAGTTTCGACTTCCCCGCGAACAGCTGCTCGACGTCAGCGAGGCGCTGTTTCGCGTCCCCAAGTCGCTTATCCGCGGTCTGCGCCGCGGTGGTCGCGGTCGCTGCCGCTTTCGTAAGATTCCCGGTTTTCGCGACCGAAATCCCGAATTCTTTCAATAGCTTCGTGTTGCCGTTGTAAACCTTCCCGAGCTTCGTCGCCGCGTCGGTCAGCCCGATATGTTTCGCGGCGGCGAGATCGGTTGTAGTTCCGAGCAGCTGCAGCGCTTTCGCGGGATCGCCGGTCGCTTGTGTCAGTACGCGCAGCGCGTCCGCGGTTTCGTGACTTGTGTAACCGAAACGTTCGTTATGTTTCTCGGCGCCCTCGATCCGCTTCGCATACGTTTCGTAAGACTTGCCCGTGTTCTCGACCGCTTGCTGCAGCTGTTGGTGAGAGGCTTTCTCTTTCGACCCGAGCGCCGACAGCGCGACCCCCACACCCGCGAGCGTCCCGCCCACGCCCATCATGACCGCGCCGGTCGCTTTGCCGTGTTCCCCGATCTGCCCGAGCATTGAGTCCACGCCGTCGAGCGCGCCCGCGAACGGCCCGAGAATCCCGGTCTTATTGAGCCCCGAGATCATCCCACCGAGACTTGACCGCAGCGCGTTCGCCGCTTTCGAGCCGGCGCTCGCCGCTTTGTCGAACGAACCCGCGAGCGCGGTCAGATCCCCGAATACGCGGACGGCTACGGACGGGCCCGCCACCTAGTCACCGCCGCTTCGACGCGCGTTCGAGCTCCGCCGCTTCGCGCCGCATGTGGCGCACGAACGCCGCGTACGTTTCGTCGTCGAGCTCTTCGACTTCGGTCGGGGTCATTCGCCAATATCGACAGAAGGCAGCGAGAGAGTCGAAGATTCGCTGTCTAAAGGGTCGGGAACGTCGTCGGGTTCGAGGATCACGTCGGCGCGCCCCGCCATTTCCCACAACGTCGCCGCGTCGGGCATGTGACCGGACCGCGAGAACCGGCGGTGCAGATCCGCGAACACGATCACTTGAAAGCGGTTCGCTTCGTCCGCGTCGTCGGTGAGTAGTTCGGTCATGCTGCGGCCCGTCGCTTTCGCGAGCGCGCGCACCCCGTCGGGGGACAGTCGAAGCGCTTTTCCGGTTATGCGAATCGCGGTCGCGTCGTCGTCGTCGACCGGCGGCGGGAGCTCGTCGAAATCAGTCATGGATTATCCCCGGATCTGTCGCCGTGTTCGTCCATACGCTCGGGGAATTCAGCACGCGGTTCAGCGCGTCCCCGTAGTTTTTGCCCGCGGCCATCGCGAGATTCTTCGCGGCGGGGAATAGATAACGCCCGCCGGGAACGTATTCCCGCGAGCTGTCATGCGGTGAGTGTCGCGTCCCCCCGAATTCGACCCATCCCGCGTACGGGATCGACTTCCGGCCCATGCGGACCGTCGCGCCCGACTTCGTTCCCGAAACCCGGACGTCGGCGCGCAGCTGCCCCGCATGGTCCCCCGAGCTCGAGGGTAAGCGTTCGCGCGCCATCGCGGCGACGGGTTCCGCGGACTGTCGGCCGGCCTCTTTGATCGCGCGGTACAGCGGCCCGCTTTCGTCGTCGGCCATTCGGTTTATGTCGCGTCGAAGCGCGCGCATCCCGACGATTCCGACGACTGGCGCGGTCACGTTCGGCCCCCTCGAGCTCGACGTCGAGCGCCGGCTACGTCGTGACCGGGACCGGCGGGCCGGTCATGATCCAGTCGATCTCGACTTCCGACGCGGTTCCCGCGTCACCCCCGAACACCGTGTACGGCTGCGGGATCGCTGCCCCCGTATACATTGGGTTCGTGACCCCGACCGCGCGCGACTTGTAGGGGCGCACCCGGAAGTCGACGGGGGTCTGCGCCGCCGCGTACGCGTCGAGCGCCGCGGTCAGTGTGTCGTTCGTACTCCCCGTCGAGAAATCTTGCGCGAGTTTCGCTTTGAAATGCCACTTGACCGGCCCCGGATAGTCGACGACCCCGCAGAATGTGGTCTGCTCGATCGGCTTGTTTTCGGGCTCGAGGCTGATCGACAGCCCGAGACAGGAAAGATTCGCGGCGCCGATCTCGATGTACGCGTCGGTCATCATGACCGGCGCGATCGTGGTCGGAGCCGCGACGTCGGGCGGGCTCACGAGCGGTTCGGGGGACGGTCCAGCGGTTTCCATTACGTCAGTCACGTTCTCACTCTCACTTTCGGATCTCGAGGATCACATTCGCCGCGAGCACGTCGGCGCCGGCTACTGACACGATTCGGGTTTCGGACTGCTGATACGCGCGCGCCACCGCGACAGACCCGCCGAGCTGCGGGTCCGCGGTATCGACCGCACCGCGGACCATCGCCGCGAGCTCGTCGACCCGATCCCATTCCCCGAGCCCGGCGGCGCACATGATCGGAAGTGTCACGAGATCCACTTGATACGCGAACCCCGAATATTGCACGAGCGTCGGATACCACACGATCAGCGCGGGGGGCGCGAACGTCAGCGGCGGCGCGCCGAACACGGTCACGGTCGCGTCGAGCGGTTCGAGCAGCTGCACGAGCGCGGCGGCGACGGGCGCGCGCTGCCATGTCACCCGAACACCATCGGGGCATGTTGCACGTATAGCGATTCGGCGTCGACGTCGAAACGTCCGACGCGGATCACCCCGAGATCCCCGAACCCGATCGTCCCGTCCGTCGAATCGCGGCGCTTCGACAGTCGCGCCGCGTGAATCAAGCACGCTTGATAGGCGCTGTCGGGGACCGTCGTCGCGTCGGGCGGGTATACGTCGAGCCCGGTCGCGGGATCTTTCCCGAACCGCGCGACCCCGAAGTCGACAGCGGCGGCGAGCGCCGATTGAATCACCGCGTCCGAGCCCGGTTCGGGCTGCAGTCGAAGATACGTTCGAACCGCGGCCAGTGTCGGCCAACTCGCCACCGCTGTCTCTCTCTCTGTTACTTCGAGCTCTTCGCTGCCCCGTTGCCGCTGTCGGCCATTGTCGGGATGCCGGCCGGCGCGGTGAGCCCGATCAGTCCCGCGGCCCCGACCGCGCCCATCGCGACATAACCCCCGTAGGCGACTTCCACACCCAAGATCGACGGTTCGACAACCGACAGAAGTCCGATGACCTCTTCGTACACTTCGAACAGGCTCGAATTTCCGACGATGCAAGAACCGGCCGGGAGTGTCGGGACCACGATCCGCGGGAGCCCGAGCACGTCACCGCGGAAGTCCGCGAGTGAGCTCGAACCCGCGGCGGTGTCGAGATTGCCGTTCGTCGGGAACGAAACGCGCGCGACGTCGACGAGCGACCCGAGCGCCGCCCACACGTTGAGCGAACACCACACGCGGTCGGGCATCCGTTGCGCGCCCTGATACGAATGCATCGCCGCGGTATATAGCGCGGTAGTCCACCCCGAAAGATCGTTCGTCGCGACCGGGACCGCCGCCGCGGTGATCGCCGCTTCGAGCGCGGTCGACGCGGCCTTTTCGGTTTCGATCGCGTACTGATCCGCGAGATCGCGAACGATGATGTCCCACGCGGCGGGGGACGTCCAATCGATCGACTGTCGGGAAACGTTGACTGTCCCCCCATAGGTCGACTTGTTGAACGGGATCGGGTCGATCACGAGCGCCCGCGACGCGAGCGCGGTTTTTTGTGTCGCTTGCGCGCCGACTTGTGTGTGTGTCGAGATCTTCGGCCTCGAGAACGACGTCCCCGGAATGCCACCCATCGCTTTCGCCCCGCCGAGCGACGTCACAAGCGGACGGTTCGCGTCGATCAGGTTCACGACTTGCCCGACGATCGGGGTCGGGAGAATGCCCGTGAGTGTCGCGGTGGTCTGATCGGCGCGCGCCGCGTATACCCGAGCTCGGGCCGCTTCGTCGACGTCGGACGGGCGCCCGAACCCTTCGGCGCGCAGAAGATCGACGAGAAATTCGCCGGCTGTCGCGTACTGCTGACGCGGTGCGGTTCGTCCGAGCTCACCCGCACGCGCGGCCGGCGCCGGAAGTGTCGAAAGGGTCTGATCGTGCGCGGCGCGCAGCGCTTCGAACCCCGCGAGCGGTTCGATCTGCGCGTCGAGCTCGACGATCCGGGCCCGCGCCGCTTCGAGTATTCCGCGTTCGGCGTCGACGAGATCGCGTTCGTCGCCCACGTTTTCGAGAATCGCGTCCATTGTCGCGATCTGTTCGGCGCGCTGCGCGCGCAGTCTTTCCAGAACAGCATTCATGATCGGCCCTCCACGAGCTCGAAAGCGTCAGTGTCGCGGCTAGCGCGGCGTCGAGCTGTCGGGCGCGGTGGCCCGGTCGCTGAGCGCCGCGGGGCGGGCTCGGGCGCCGGCCGGCCGGTCGACGGGCTGATCGCGTTCTAGTGCGCGGTCAGCGTAAACCGTCGACGAGCTCGCGCCAAGAATCCACCGCGCGGCGCTTCGGGGACCACCCATCGCGGCGAGCGTCCGCGTCGCGGGTTTCGATCCGTTCGGCGCTGCGGACGTTCGAGATCGTCGCGCCCGCGAAAGCGGGGGTCGGGGTCAGCGACACTTCCACGAGCCGGTTCTCGAGGCGGGTTACCCGATCCATGTGCTCGGGTCCGAGCTCGGGCGCCCAATCGTCGACGCGCTGCCATTCGGACCGCAGCGGCGTAAACCCGATCGACAGTGAGAGCTCGCCCGCTTCGGCGTGTTTCGCGGCGCGCTGCGCTTCGGCGCTGTCATTCAATCGCCATACGCCGTCGAGCCCCCCGTCGTCGTGCGCCCATTTCTCGGGGAGCCCGATCGGGTACGAACGATTGTCGTGGAAGAGCAGCAGCGGGGCGCGCTTGCCGTTACCGCCCTTCGTCGTCGCCCGGAACGCGCCGGCCGCGTGCTGTTCGAGAAACCATCCGATCGTCGCCCATTCTTCGAACGGGACCGCGCGGCCCTCGATGTATTGATAGGGGCGCCCCGAGATCTCGACGTCGCGGAGCTCGAGGATCGTCGACAGCTGCGGCCGGGTTTCGGCCGCGACCGGGATGAGTGTCGAAGTCATGTGTCCCCCGTTGTCGGGTCAGCGGTCGGTTCGTCGGGTTCGGAAACGTTCGGGTCTGCGGGTGAGATCTCGGGTTCGAGAATGTCGGCGCCCGCGCCGAGCCCGGCCGGCGCGTCGGGGGGCGCCCCGACCATCGTGCGCGCCTCTTCGAGCGTCACGATCGGCGCGGTCGGGTACAGCACCCGCGCCGCGTTCGCGCTGGTCATGAGATCTTCGCGGAGTAGTTGCGAACGTCGGAACCGGATCGACGTCCCGCGCGGCAACCACGCGTCGGACCACACGTCCTCGAAGTCCGCGAGAACCGGCTCGAGGGACGTTCGTAAGATCTGCTGATATTGCGGCGCCGCAGTCTTGTAGGTCATGCCCGAAACCGGGCTCCCGAGCCAGTAGCCGTCGAGATTGAAGATATTCGCGACGTCGAGCAGCGAAAGTTTGCGCGCTTCGGTCAGCTGCGTATCGGACGGGGACCACGCGAGCGGGATCACTTGTGACCCGTTCGGGAGAATGACCGGCTCGCGCTGCGGGCCCGCGAAATTTTCGGACCATCGCGTTTTCGCTTCGGCCGCGACTTCGGGAGAGATCGAGCTCTGCGGCGCGATCACCGCGACGGACGGCACCGCGCCCCCCGACAGCGCGCCCCGTTCGTATTCCTCTTCCATCGCGACACGATCGAGCGTCGATAGGTACTCTTCGACGACCCCGACCCCGCGCACCGGGAACAGCCGATCGGCGCCGCGGCGCACATGGATCACGTTCTCGGGATCGAGCTCGGCGCCCAAGTAGAAATATCGTTCGGCGGTTTCGGGATGCAGAGTGTCCCACACGATCGACACCCACGTCGCGGGGAGCCACACGACCGACAGCGGCCACCCGTCGAACCCGCGCGACGTCACATACGAAACCGCGTTCCCCGAAAGTAGATAGTCCTCGACGGCGAGCTGCACGAACCATGAGCCCGCCCGGTTCGGGTCGGGCCGCGCGCAGATCCGCGGCTGCGGGGAGATCCGCTGATACCCGCGGATCGCGTCGATCGGACACTGTTTCACGAGCCCCGCGTACAGCTGCAGCGCGCGCCCGACCGCGGGAACGCGGCGCGCGGTGGTCGCGTCGTACACGTACGGGCCCGGAACCCCGAAGGCTGACACTCCCGGCGGGGGGATCAGCGACCCCCCGCGCGGCCGGCCCGGCGCCGCGATCATCGTCATCGCGGCTCGACGCTACTCCCCGCCGGTTCAATAGATTCGGAAGTCTCCGAGATCTGCGGGCGCATGATCGAAAGTCCACAGCGCCACCGTCCCCGCGGTCAGCGGCGAGATCGAAACGCTCGACAGTCGGCGCGCCCACGCCCACGCGTCCCCGAGCGTCCGACGAGCTGCCGCTGCCGCTGCCGCGTCGAGCGCCGCATGTGGTCGAATCCGAACCGCGGGCGGGTCCGCGACGATCGCGTCGAGCAGCCCCGCACATGCCGCCGCGTACTCTTTCGCTTTCGTGCCGACGAGCTCGATCCCGGCGCGCTCGAGGCGGTCCGCGACGTCGAGCGCCGGCCCCGCCGCGTCGAACCCGACCGCGCGGGGGCGCCACCGTTCCACGAGCTCGATCAGCCGGTCGGGGAGCCATTCGGCGCCGGGCCGATAGTCCGCGAGCTCGAGGCGCCCGACCCCGAGCTCGTCGCGCCATCCCGCGACGATCGAAGCGTCCGAACGGTCGACCGCGACGTCGAACGCGAGCGCGACCCGACCCGGTTCGGGCAGCGGCCCGTCCGGGTCCGCGACCGCGCGCCAGCTGCCCGCCGGGATCACCCGCGAAACAGTCGAAGTCCAGCGGTTCCCATACGCGCGCCCGAATTCGTCGGGACCGAAATTTGCGAGCGCGGCCCGCATAGCCGGCGCCCCGATCGTCCGACCGTACGCGGGATGGTAAAGCGCCCACGAACGCTCTTCGACCGGATCGAGCTCGTCGGGACACGACCAATCGAAATACGCGACCCCCGAGCGCCGGCCCGCTTCGACCGCGGCCCGGCCGGTTTCCACCGCGCCGAGCCACCACGTCGACGTCGCATCCCCCGCCGTTGACACTTTCCAGATCTGCGCGTTATCGCGGGTCGCTTGCGTCGGGACGATCGCTTGATCGACATTCGACCCTTTCACATGATCGAACGACCATGCTTCGTCGACGATCACAAGATCCGAGATCTTCGAATGCAGCCCGGTCGGGGTCGGGGGGAACGGGCGCACAAGTCCCGCGGTCGCGTTCCAGCGAATATGTTCGCTGCCCGCTTGGCGCCGCAGCGACACATGATCCCCGAACCCCGACAGCAGCGGCCAATGTTCATTCACGAGAAAGTCCACCGCGTCCTTTTGTGACTGCATCGTGAACCACACCCGCGCCCGGCGGGTCATAAGCGCGCGCTGATCCATCGCGGCGCCGAACAGCGTCGTTTTGCCCGACTGCCGCGGGACCGTCACGAGCACGAGCTGATATGCGAACAGCCCGGTTTGTTCGTCGACTTCGAGCGCGACGTCCGCGACGTACTGCTGCCACGGCATAAGCGGCCGGCCACATGCCCGCGACAGCGCCCCGAGCGCCGGCCCGAACGTCGGCCGGCTAAGTGTTCGGGGAGTCGCCGCCGCCGGTTGTGGCCCGCGTGAATTCGGCCATGAGCTCGACGAACGGATCAGCTGCTCGGGCTGCGCCACAAGTCAGTCCCGCTTTCACTCTGAGCTCGAGGTACACCGCGTTCGCCCGCGAAACCGCGTCGGAGTCCCGGCCGGATTCCGCGACGTCGATCGCTCGCGCTTGTGCGCGCAGCGCCGAACGTTCTGCAGCGCCGAGCTCGGGCCGGTCCGCGAGCTCGCGCTCGAGGCCGTTTTCTACTCTCCCGCGCCGGCCGGTCATGATCCGGGCCGGTCCGGTCCGACTTCGAGCGCTTCGACAGTCATCCCGAACAGTCTGCACCCGAATCGGACCCCCCCGAGCCCGAAGAGGAAACGAACAG